TTATGCGCCATTCGCAAAAATTGACGATGCGATAGCATCCATGGCGTGACGGTGATCGTCGCTTGGGAAGAGGTGCCCATATCTGTCCATAGTGACAGACAACGATGAGTGGCCGGCGAAGGTCTGAACCGTCTTCGGCGTGAGGTTGGCCTCGATCCAAGTCGATATCGCGAAGTGACGCAGAGCATGCCAGCCGAACGCTTTGAACGGCTTCCCGGCCTCTTTCATAGCGCTCTCAGCCTTCGCGAGTGTCGGCGCCAGAACCCTGCTTCGCATGTTCTTGTGGTTCTCAAAGTTGCCGAGACTATTCGGAAACACCAGGTCGTCGTCTTTCTTGAAGCTGGTCTTCAGCCGCCATTCCTTCAGCGCTTTAACCACATGCGCACCGAGGGGTATCGTTCGCAGGCCGGCCGTGCTTTTCGTCGTATCCTCGTTGCGCTTCGAGTCGACGCGCGTTTCCACCGTAACGCTACCTTCTTTCAGATCCAGGTGGCTCCAGCGCAGCGCGTGAAACTCGGATGCCCGCAAACCAGACGCCGCGGCGAAGATCAGCTTGATCTTGAAGTCCGCATCGGCTGCCTTGATCACCGCCGAGATCACATCTTTTGATGGTGGCACGATCTTCTTGGCGTCTTCGTTACGCTTCCCGATGACGCGAATGCCCTTGGCGACATTGGTGGCGACCAGGTCTTTCGAGATTGCATGCTGCAGTACGCGCGAGAGCGTGCCAAGGATCTGACGCGTCGTTACGATGCCCACGCCGGCATCGCGGATATGGTCACGAAACTCGGTGACATTACGCGCAGTGAGCTGGGCAAGCTTCTTGTCGCCGATTCCATTATCAAAGGTGATCCGGCGCCCCTTTTGGCCGTTTTTCGCCTTGGGGGCGTCGGTGACTGCTGGCGCAATGTAGTTCCACATGTGGCCAGTGACGTTGTCGAAATACTCTTGCGTGACCTTCTCGCCGCGCTTCTTTCGTCCTGAGAGTTCCTTTTCGTAGCTCTCGCAGGCCGCCTTGACGGTCGTGGTTGTCGCGTCTGGTCGATAGGTTCCCTTGCCGATCTGGCCCTCGACTTCCGTTCTGCGTGCCTCCGCATCCCGCTTTTTGTCGAATTGCTCGCGGTGACGCACGCCGTTGGCGTCCATAAAGTTAAGCACCCACGCTTGGTGAGTGCCGCTCTTGTTCGTCCAATTCCGCTTGGTAATCGTTGCCATACGCGACCCCTAGATCCTATGGCGCACGACGCTAACTGCCATTCTGCCCTTCTTCAAGCTGTTCCATCCATTTTGTCAGGCTGGAACGCCTGGCGGCTACGGTTCCGCCGAGCTTGAAGGACGGAATGATATCGTCATACACGAGGCGGTAAACCTGACGGCGGGTTACGCCGAGATAGCCGGCGATTGCATCGGCCCCCATGAGCAAGTCTCCGGCGCGATTTTCGAAGACCTCAACCGCTTGCGTATTCGCAGCCTTCATATCAAACCTCCTCGCAAACGAGCGCCGGCCCGCCATTATGGCCGATCATGCTAGCGGCCTTGCGCGCCTGCCACTGGCGCTTGATGTTCTTGCTGTGGCTCACCAGCTCCAAGTGCCCGTCGTCGGGACGCACGCAGAGACGATTGCGGCAGGCGTGGTCAAGCTCGCGGTTGCCGGGGATATAGCCGTGCTCGTTGGTCCACATGACGCGATGCGTTGCGACCATACGGCCGTTGAGCGACATGCGAGGGTAATCCTTGCCGCGTCCGTTTGATCCGGATGTCGGGCCGGTCCAGATCCAGCAGCCCGTTACTTCGTCAACGCGGACGCGTGCCATGATACGCTCGCGGATATTGTCGCGACGGCTCATGCGCTTCCCTTCGTCAGGTCGACATAGAAACCGAACATTGGCACCGGGAAGACGTAGACTCGGCGTTTTAATCGATCATAGAAGACCCCAATCCAAAGGTCATACCAAGCGAAGATGGGCTTAATTCGCATTGGATACCTCCAGCCCGCACTGCGCGGCATTGTGGATGAAAAGCCGGCCGTTCCCATCGCGGACGATGTAACGCACCGCGCCGCCTGGCGCCTTCGGGAATGAGCAAAGAAGCTGACCATCATAGCGGTAGTCGCCTCCGGTGACCGTGATCGGCCGGTCCAGCCAACGAAATCCATGCGGGGAGACTAGCGGCAGGCTGCTGTCGACACAGTCGACGAGGTCCCGATAGGCTCGCCAGTTCGGAAAGATCGTCTCGATTTGCCCGATGATCGCATTCGCGGTCTTGGCTTCGTCCAGCGCCTGACGATGGCAAGCAAGCGATTCCTCAAGACGATTGTAGAGGTCACCGACGATCTCAGCCGGATCATCGGCAGGCGACCAATCTTCTAGCAGGCTAGGTGCTTTGGTGTAGAGGCCGATCTTGTCCATCAGCGAGCGGCCGACATTCGCCATGTCGATCAGATCTTCTTCGTTCTCACAGCCGGTCATCTCAAGCGCATTGGAAAGGAGATTGCCGTTGATAGACTGCGCATCTCTGATCGCTTGCAGTGCAGCACGGAAGATTTTCGGCGCATGCCACTTCGGATCGAAGATTACCGTATCGGGGCCGGGATAGTTCCTGATGAAATAGTCGATGAAGGCCTTAAGCGCGCGTGCGTCCGACGACTGATTTTGGGGGCTATCGTCGGACGCTGCACTGATTGGCTCGGGGGTGGCATCCGAGTCAACATAAGCAATACTACTCTCTATCAACGGTTGAGTTGAGCTACCCAATTGGGCTGGCAGCCTAGTCCTTAGATTGTTGGCGTCGCTTGTGGCATTAAACTTGGCGACAACGGAGGCCTCCAGATCAATACCGGCTGTGATGGCGACGAGATCCGCGCATATGACCGTATCGGCAAGCTCCTCCGCGAGCTGTGCGACCGATCCTTTCGAGCCGCGCCAACCGTGGCGATCACGTTCAAGCTTCTTGATTTGGTTGCAGGCCTCGCCGCTTTCGCCGGCAAGCTCGTTTCCGCGAAACGATAGGTCCGGCTTTTGGTCAGGGCACCATTCCTCCTGCCTCGTGATATTGGCGGCGCGCAGATCCGCAAGAGTGATGCTCATTTCCGATTTCTCCTTTTGCGGAAGACGAGCAGCAGCAGCGCGAAGAGGATCGCGAGCGCAGCCCAATTGAAGGATAGGAGGATGACGAGTTGCCAAGGGTCAGGATCATCCATGGCGCTTCCAAGCCTCGAATGAGCCTCGGAACTCGATCCAGCGCGAAGCGGCGGCAGGATCTTTGTTCAGGTCGCCTCGCGACTTGATGCGGAGGATGTTGCGGACGGATACGGCGATGCGCTCGGTATCGGCCACGTCGGGAACGTTGTGCCGCTCGACGAGGAACTGCCGGAACATGCGATCGCTGCATTTCATCGCGCATTCGGCGGCATAGTCTTTCGGCTTCTCGTCGCGAGGCTGCTGGCTCTGCCACCGATCCTGCGGAGGCTCAAGGCTGCGGATCTTGGCAAATGCCGTCTCCGCAAGCACCAGCAGTGCGCGCACGAGCTGCGGCGCCTTCAGGAGAAGCTGGCGATCGTCATATGAGCAATCGATCGTCAGATGTGCGATCGGCTCGACTAAGCCTGTTAGGCGGTCGACGACGCAGATTTCGGCTTTGCCGGTCTTGGTATCATACGACTCGACAAACTCTTCGCTGGCGAGGCCTGCAAGCTGCTTGGCGTCAGGGTATAGGGCGCGCGCTTGATCGAGATTCATCATCCCTCGGCACCTCGCGCCATCATGGGCGAAATCACATACAGCTCGGCAGCGCCAACGGAGGGCAGGAAGACTGCGTTCGGCAGGGAGCCGCCGAAGCGGACAATGACATCCTGCGTATCGACGGTGTTCAGGATGCCGCGCAGGGCCTCGTTGTTAAGGCCGATGGAAAAGCCGGTCTCGCCTTCGTACTGGATAGGCACATAGTCGATGGCCGACTCGCCTTCCTTGCTGGTCAGCTCCACGCGCATCGTATCGCGCTCAAGGGTAAGCTTGATACCGTCCTTATCGGTCTCGGACGCCACAAGGCAGACTCGAGCGACTGCGGCTTTCAGTGAAGCGACGGTAACGAAGATCTCCCGCTCGTAGTCCGATGGTGCGGCGGTGAGATAGTGTTCGGGAAACTTTCCCTCAATCAGCTTCGACAGCAGCGAAACGCCGTTGCACCTGATGCGGATCAGGTTGTCGGCTACCTCTATGGTTGCCGGCTCCTTCACCTCGTCGAACAACCTGCGGATGACCTGCGCCGTTTTCAGCGGAATAATGATGCCGGGAAAGTCCAGAAGGCGTTCCGTGCGGATCTGGACTGCAGCGAGACCAATGCCATCGAGCGCAGCGAAGCCGAGTCGTTCATCCTGCATGGGGTGCATGTGGATGCCCATCATGAAGGGACGGCCGATATCCTTCGTTTGCACGGCATGCGCGACCTTGGAAAACGCGGCGGTCACATCAGGCATGGCAATCTCGAATGTGCTTCCGCGAAGCTCGGTTGCCATCGACGGGAAGTCGCTCGCTGGCAGGCTGAAAATCGAGAAGCTGGATTTGCCGGATCGAATGCGGATCTGGCCGTTATAGGCTCCCGGCAAGAATTCGATTTCCGCCGACTCCGGCAGATTGCGGACGATGTCGCGCAGATCCGCACCCTTGACGGTAAAGGCCTGCGCCTCGTCGCCGCAATCAAGAAGCTCGCAGGTGGTCTCAATCTCGATGTCGAGATCTGTCGCCCGCACCGTGAGCATGTCAGCATCGGGAAGCAGGAAGATGTTCCCGAGGTTCGGATTCTTGGCCTTCTTGTCGACCGCTTCGAATGTGGCATCGAGCGCCGGCAGGAGCTGCGTGCGATGGACGCGGAAGAGAGGTTGCGCCTTAGCCATGGGTATGATTTCCCGGCTGGCAGCGATCCGCAAGGCGCATTTCGTCGACGGGGGGGCGCAGCTCATAGTGCCGGCCGAAGAGATCGTGCATCATCTGCAAGACCTCTCGGCGCGGCTCGCCATCAGCGACGGCACGATAGAGGTTTTCAATGTCTGTTCTCGATACGTCGCGCATAATCAACCTCCAAAGCGAAAAAGCAGGACAGCCGCAGCAGCCAGCAGGTCGTTGATGAGAATGATCAGGAAGATGGCGGCGAAGCCGTTGCGCTTTGCCTGCTGCAGTCTGCCGATTGCCGGGGTGAAGTAATTCATGGGTTGCCTCTCGCATCCGATTGGGAAACCGCCGACGCCAGGGGTGAGACGTGGCGGCTGCCCAACCGGATCGGATCAGGCTGCGCGATTGAGCGACTGCGCGTAGAGCACCGACGCATCATGTGCGTGGCGGGTGATCTGCTCTTCGGTGAAGCCGAGGCGGAGAAATTCGCCTTTGGTCAGGCTCTCGCCGCGCTCGCGGGCGGCTTCGGCCATTTCCCGCGCAATATTGCGGGCACGTACGGGGTTGTATGCTGCTGTCTGCATGGTCTGTTTCCTCTCAAGAAGCCTCCGGGAACCATGCCGCCGTCGCTCGGGAGGAGGATAAGCGACGGCGGCCTTTGGTATCCGGGATGGGAGGAGGAGATCACCGGACGGATCAAAACATAATGGGCAATTTCCCATTCTGTCAATGGGCAATAACCCATTATCGGTTGCCCTACTCTCAGCAACACTGGTGAGAGACGCAGTTGCAGTTTGATAATGCTTTACTGTTGCGAGCAAGGATGGTTACGTCGCCGGGCGCCTGGGGAGATTGCAACTATGCCTGCCTGCTCGATATGCCAGCAGAACCTACATTCTTCCCTTCTTACGGATGGCATCTGCCTTGGATGCGAACTGAAGAAGAGCAACGGGCTGACCGCACCCAAGGGGGGCGAGCCGGCCAAACAGGGGCTGCGCTGCACGCGCTGCAACGGCAGTTACTTTCTTCTGCCCCCAGACGGTGTGTGTGACGAGTGTCGCGCGAAAGAGGAAAGCCAGCGGCTCAAGTCGATTGTTTTGACCACCTCCATTGATATCCCAAGAAGAGAAATCATCGAGGTGGTCGGAATTGTCGCGACTGAGGTGGCGATTGCGCAAAGCGTCCTGAAGGACTTTGCCAACAGCTTTCGCGACATTGTTGGCGGCAGAAGCGGAAATGTTCAAAACACGCTCAAAGAGGCGCGGCAGAGTTGCCTAGCGCAGCTGAAAAAGGAAGCGTTTGAGTTGGGAGCAGACGCGGTAATTGCGATAGATATCGACTACAATGAAGCAACCACCAGCTCAGGCGTTACCGGAGGCATTCTCTTTGTTGCAGCGAGCGGAACGGCTGTAAAGCTTGCTTAGATCAGTAGGTCCTGCGGCGTCTATTCTTTTGTCACCGCAGCTACCACCCGACCGATTATCGCTACCACATCTCCATCTTCCGTGCCGTCGTCAATGGCAATTGCGGCCTGAAAGCGAGGGTCATCCGACTCTGGCATAAGCCACAACTTCCCGTCCTGGTCAGCGTGCAGCAGTTTTACCGTGTGCTCAGCTTCGCCAGATGCTCGTTTTCTCTCGACGATGTAGCGTTTGCCGGGCAGCGGTGATTCGCCTGTCTCGTTTACATCGACGAAGACCAGTACGGTGCCTTCCTGATATCGCCTGTTCATCGAGGTGCCGCGAGCCTCAGCGGCGTAGAGGCGAAACGACGAATACTCCGGATAGTCTGGCACCATTACTGTATATCGCTCGTCATAATCCCATTCCCAAGTCTCAGACCACGCTCCGGCTTGTATCGGCGCGCCGACTTCCACGCCGCGCAAGCCTGAAGGCGCCGCCGAATCCTCCCCTAGGAGGTAAGACGCGGGGCGCCCAACCACGCGCGCAATCGCTAGGAAGTTGTCTATCGATGGCGTGCGATCACGATCAAAGAGGTCGCGAATGAACGTCTCGCCTTTCCCTGCTGCCAGGGAGGCGGTCTTCATGTTCAAACCTTTATCTTCCAACGCCTTCTTGAGGCGCTCTTTCCAGATGTCCGACATGGTGGGAGATTGCCCAATCTATTGAAAAAGTCACTTGGGTTATTGCCCATTGACAAATGGGTTATTGCCCATCATTTTTGCGCAATGATCACGACCCAATCCATCATCGAAGGTATTGAGCGCTACTGCCATCAGACGGGCATGGCAGAGAGTACGTTTGGCAAGAAAGTCGTGAACGACGGCAAGCTTCTTTCGAGGCTACGCAGCGGCAAATCGATCAGCATCGATACATACAATCGTATTCAGGCTGAGATTGAGCACTCGGTGCGCGAGGCTGCCGAATGATGAGCCTCCTCCTATCTGGCGACCTTGGCCGCATCTCTGGTCGCCGATCAACCGCGCCGGTTTCGCCTGGCTGGCGCGGTCAGTTCCCTCGGCGCCGTTTCCTGTGTCTCGGTGCGCGCTGCTGCCAGAGCGTTTCCCTTCGCTCTGGCAGCTCCTTTGATTTCTGTGTGCCTTGGGCATGCGGCCCTCCGTGATCGCTTGGACTCTACGACGCTAGAGAACTCTCCCGCGTCTTTCACCGGAATCTTTTTGGAAAAAATTCCCTTGACCGGGGAGGTGTCTTTGCGCGCTCAAAAACCTGAAAATATCCGTCCGACCACTCCCGAGGAGCGGCGGGACCTGAAGATGCTGACGCAGCGGGCGATCCGCAATGTCGGCGGCTCCAACTTCGCCAACGATACGCGCGTCGTCGAAAGCAAGCTTTCTGAGTATGGCAATCCAGCCCATGAAAAGCAGTTCATGCCGATTGATGTCGTCGCTGATCTTGAGCGTGTTCTTGGCTATCCGATCATTACTGAGCACTTGGCTCAGTTGCAGGGCTTCCGCCTGACGACCGATGCGGCGACGGCAGATGAGCCGGACATGGAAGATGTCGGCGCCTTCTCCGATACGCAGGGCAAGCTGCTTTCCATGCTGATCCGATACGCGCCCGATGGCTACGACCATCGCGAGCGGCGGGAGATCCTGCCTGTTGCCGAGGCGTTGCTCGTGCAGCTGCAGGATCTCATCAAGGGATTGAAGGGAGCGCCGTTATGAGCGCCCGTCGCATTCCCTACGCCGGCAAGATGCCCGAGCCGAACTACCAGACGGTAGCTAATGGCGCAGCCATGGGGCCGCGCGGCATCGCCTTTCTACGCCGGGTTGCTCACGCGCGAAAGCCATACCGGATGGAGCTGAACGCAGACCGTGAGGCGGTCGGCCGCGCGCTGGTCTGCGGTTATGTGCGCCGCGATGTCCGTGATCCGGAATGCATCTGGATGCTCGGCAAGGGACGAGAATTTCTCGATCGTTTGATGAGGTGCGAATGATGAAGCGCACCAGGTCGTCACTGATCGAAGCCATGCGGGCATTCGATTCTCTGCCAAAGCCGCTCCGGCAAGCCATCGCCGGGGCGGCATTTGTCTATGACCCCAAGGAGACCGCAGCAGCCCGCATTGCGCAGGGCCGCAACGTGGAAACGATTCTGCGCGGAATTCTCCGTTTCGAGCGGAGGGCCGCGCGATGACCGACAAGATGAAACCGGGCGAGCGGGCAAGTCGCATCCTGCAAATCGCGGTGGCAGAGGGCGTCTTTGTTGCAATTGACGAACGCGACCGGAAATCGGCGACGCAGCTCAATGGCCGCCGCCTGCTGTCTCGCGATAAAAAGGATGGCAGCAGATGGTATCCGACCGACAAGGCGCACGAGCACATTGCCGCGCAGCTGGAACCGCATGAGGCGAGGAAACCGGCACCATTGCGGACCGTCGAGAGCTACGGAAGCAGGTATGATCTCCCTCGCTATCCAGACCGCATTCCACATCATGCCTTGGCCGGTCTTTTCCCGATGTTCTCGGAGGCGGAACTCGATGAACTGGCGGAAGACATACGCGCACGCGGACAGGAGCAGCCGGTCTGGATTCTCGATGGCAAGATCATTGACGGACGAAACCGCGACGAGGCCTGCCACCGGATCGGGATCGATCCATGGACCAAGGATTACGAGGGTGACGATCCGCTCGGTTTCGTCCTGTCGCTCAACCTGCGCCGTCGCCATCTGAGCGAAAGTCAGCGCGCCATGGTGGCGGCGAAGATCGTCGATTGGGAACGCGGCATGAACCAGTCGACGGCCGGGTCAGCAAATTTGCCGACCCGAGAGGCGGCGCGCCGACTGTCGATTTCGGAGCGGGCCGTAATCGCCGCGAAGCGCGTGCGGGAGCAGGGCGCCCCCGCGCTGCTCGCAGCCATCGAGACCGGCAGGATATCGGTGAATGCCGGTGAATCGCTGAGCTACCTTGAGCGACAGGCGCAGGAAGAGGTTTTGCGGGCCGAAAAAAAGGAGGTGATCGCCAAGGCGAAAGCCATCCGCACCGAGCGGCAGCAGCATTCCCGCATGATCCGTACGGCCCTTATCAATCACATCGCCGAAAAAGGTGAGCGGGTAGCGGGCGAGATGCCACGCGCCGCCTATGCCGTTGGATACTGCGACGTGCCGTGGCAGCAGGAGGCATGGAGCGACGAAACCGGACAGGACAAGGGGTTGCCTTATCCTGCGATGACGGTCGACGAGTTGATGGCGCTCTGCGCTGGCGAGCGCAGCCCGTTCACGCAGGACGCGATCCTGTACTTCTGGACCACAACGAACCGGCTTGCCGATGCGCTGCGGATCATCGGCGCATGGGGCTTCACCTACGTCAGCATGATCACATGGGACAAGGTGAATATCGGCATGGGCCGATGGGTGCGCGACCGCACCGAGCACCTGATCATCTGCAAGCGCGGCAACTTCCCCGGCATCGACCTCTACACGGCCAAACCGGAAAGCCTCTACAGCGAGGTCAAGACCGAGCATAGCCGCAAGCCGGTCTGGTTCGCGGAAGAGATCGAGCGGCTTTATCCCGACATGCGCAAGCTGGAGCTTTTCCAGCGCAAGGAGAGCCTGCAACCGGGCGATATCCGGCTCAACGGCAAATGGGAGTTTTGGGGTAATCAGGCGGGAACGCCGGAAGGCGAGGCCGCATGACGGACTTCCTTCCTGATGTCGAAAGCCTTGAAGACGCCGAGGCTGATCAGCAGCGTGCTCGCTGGCTGATCCGCACGCCGCTCGCGCAGCTGCTGCGCGATGAAATCGAGATCCGCCGTTGCCTGCGGCTCGCTCACTTCCAAGCAGGCGTCACCTACCTCGACGCCGAACTTTCCTTTCTTCGCAATTCGCGCCGCGACGACGGCGGTCCCATCGACCTGATCGGGATCGAGAGTGCGCGCGGTCGCATGGACAGAATCGCAAGCGGCCTGCCGCCGCGCAACCTGGGGGCATGAATGTACGCGGGGACACTTTTCGGGGAAGCGACGACATCTCAGATATTCGCCACCATGCAGGGTGACGGCGGGCGATTGCCGCCGATGATCATAGATAGCTTTGCTGGCGGCGGCGGCGCATCAACCGGCATCGAAATGGCTTTAGGGCGGTCGCCTGATATTGCCATCAACCACAATGCGGATGCGCTGGCGCTGCATGCTGCGAACCATCCCGACACGCTCCACCTGTCGGAGAACGTCTACAAGGTCGATCCGCTGGACTATCTCAGCGGGCGCCATATCGGGCTTGCGTGGTTCAGCCCCGATTGCAAGCACTTCAGCAAGGCGAAGGGCGGCAAGCCCGTCGAGCGCAACATTCGCGATCTCTGCTGGATCATTCCGGCGTGGGTGGAGCGCATCCAGAAGAGCGGCGGCAAGGTCGACGTGATCATCATGGAGAATGTCGAGGAGTTCAAGGACTACGGCCCGCTCGTGCAGACGGATCGCGGCCTCATGCCCGATCCGGAGCGGAAAGGCGAAACCTTCAGGAAGTGGTGCAAGTCGATCCGCAAGCTTGGCGGCAAGATCGAGCATCGCGAGTTGCGCGCCTGCGACTATGGTGCGCCGACGATCCGTAAGCGCCTGTTCGTCATTATCCGTTTCGATGGTCACCCCGTCGTCTGGCCGAAGCCAACCCATGCCGCGCCTGATGACCCAGAGGTGATCGCGGGGCGCAAGCTGCCATGGCGCACTGCTGCTGAGATCATCGACTGGTCATTGCCGTGCCCTTCGATCTTCGCAACGGTCGAAGAAATCAAGGTCAGCCATGGCGTGAAGGCGGTTCGACCCCTCGCGGATAACACCATGGCTCGCGTGGCGCGGGGAATGAAGCGCTATGTTCTCGACGCAGAGAGGCCCTTTATCGTCAACCTGACGCACGGCGCGCGCTGCGAGGATCTGGCGCAGCCGTTCAATACCATCACCGGGGCACATCGCGGCGAAAAGGCTGTCGTGTCGCCGTCGCTCATCTCGATCGCACACGGCGATAGCGGCGGTAGGCGAGAATATCCTCTTTCAGATCCCTTCGGCGTCGTGACGTCCGGAGGTATTGGGCACGCGATCGTCGCGCCGCATCTGATGACGATGCGCAATTCCGGCAAGCCATTCAATGGCGCTGACGAGCCGACGCATACCATCACGGCAGGCGGCGCCGGTCTGACGCTTGTTGCACCCGTCTTGACTGCCGCTCAGCAAGGCGGCTCCGTTCGGAGCGTCGAGCAGCCTCATCATACCATCACGGCCAGCAAGAAAGATCAGAACTGCGTTGCTACGGCCTTCCTGGCCCAGCATAATATTGACGGCCATAGCGGCTTAGGAAATCCGGGGCGTCCAGCAGAAGCGCCGCTCTCGACAGTAACGTCAACCGGTGCGCAACAAGGTGTGATGACCGCCTTCATCTCGCGTCAGTTCGGAACGTCGACCGGACACGATGCAGAAAAGCCGTTGGCGACGACGACAGCAGATGGCGGCGGCAAATCGTTGCTCGTTGCGCCATACCTGCAGGCCTACTATGGAACCGGCGACGGCGGCGAGGAAGATCGTCCTTGCCGCACGATCACCACCAAGGACCGTCACGGCCACGTCGAGGCGTCGATCAGTGCGCCACCCTTCACGGAAGCGCAGGCGACTCGAGCACGTCAGGTTGCCGACTTCCTTCGGTCGTATGGCTTTTGGGACGAACGCGAGTTCGTGACGATCGTCATAGACGGCGAAACCTTCGTCATCGTCGATATCGGCATGCGAATGCTGACGCCGCGCGAGCTGTATAACGCTCAGGGATTTCCGCAACAGTACATCATTGACGGCGTCTGGATCGCGCCCGAAACGGGCGGTGAAGCGGTCTGGCGCGCGTTTCCGAAGTCCGTGCAGGTCAGCTGCGTCGGCAACTCGGTTTCGCCCGTCGTCGCTGCTGCGCTGGCTGCTGCCAACGCAGATCATTGCCGCGTCGAGAGGTTGGCGGCATGAGCAGCGAAGCGACAATCAGGCGCGGCGCGCGCAACGCCAACTATGTTGCGGTGCCCAATCGCATATTCGAGGACAGCCGCCTTTCCATGGAAGCTCGGTGGCTGCTTGGCTATCTGCTGTCCAAGCCGGATAACTGGATCGTCGTGATCGGCGACATCATCAAGAAGGGCGGTTGCGGACGCGACAAGGCCCGCAAGATGATCGCCGAGCTGGTCGAGTTCGGCTATGCGGAGCGCGAGCAGGTGCGCGAGGATGGCAAATTCGGATCGTCCGTTCTTGTGATCTTTGATGAGCCAAGCGCCGGCATTCCATCTGATCAGTCAGCGCAGCCGGAGAGTGTTGCATTTCTACCGCAGACGGATTTACCGGCGACGGCAGAACCGTCGCCGGTTTCGCCGTCGCCGGTAAAATCGGCACCTAGTAATAACTTAGATCTACCAAATACTGACTCCTACCAAGCGAGCGCTGGCGCGGAAGAGGGTTTGAAGCGGTCTGATCGAAAGAAGATCGAGCGAGATTTCACGCTCTGGTACGCCACCTGGAAAAAAGGTGAAGTCGGTTACGCCCGAAACGCCTGGTTCGCCATGAGCGACGAGGAGCGCGCCGAATGCATCGAGCGAACCCCGCTCTATCTGCGATGGGCTAAGGCCGACGAGATCCCGGCTGCATCCGTCTTCCTGAAAAACAGGGGATGGCGCGACATGCCGGACGAGCTGACGGCTGCGCCGACACGAGGCATTGCCAAGGTCTGCGGCAAGCTGTGGATGGGAACGCGCTTGGCAGCGCTGTCGAAGGAGCCATCGGGCCGCGTCATCTTCACGGCCTTTGATGAACGCGAGATCGCCGCAGGGAGAGCCAGCAGGGAGGCGCTGACGCACAGTAAGCGCCTTGAGCACGGCTGGCCGCTGGTGACCGCCATGCGCGATCTGGCGCGGCGCAAGGAGCCGTTCATCACGTCGCTGGCGCTGCTCCCATCGGTGGCAGAATTTCGTCAGGTGAAGAGCGACAGCGCATTGTTTGCTGCGTGGGCTGATCTACACGAGCGCCATGGGTGGCCGTTCATCGAGCATCCCCACGACTACGTCTGGTTTCCCGCAGTCGACGACCGGGCCGAAGATCTGCACGAGGCCGTCGAAAATGCCCTGGCAACCTTCATCTCAACGATCAGCGAGGCGGGCAATGACGATGCAGCATAAGCGGGATAGCATTTCCGGGGCACCTCTCGATATCCGCCAGTTTGCATCCGACAAGCAGGATACCGCGATCAGCCTCCATCGTATCCGCATCCGTGAGATCGTGGCAGCGAGCAAGCGCGTGGCTGACGAGAATCCGGATTTGGCTGGCTGGTACTGCCTCCATGTCTTGACCGGCAGGGAAACATCTGTGGAAAAGGCGCTGACTGATGACAAGGTGGAATGCCTTCTGTTGCGAGAGCCGGAGCAGACCGTCATGCGGCGAGGCCGTCTGTGGAGGTTTCCCGGTAGGCTCTGGCTACCCGGTTTCGCGTTGGTTCGCTGCGTCCCTTCCAACGAGGCTTTTCGCGGCCTGCTTGGCATTCAGCATGTGACCGAGATCGTCGGCGGATGGGCGCGACCATACCGAGTGTCGGATGAATCGATCAGCCAATTCAATGCGGTCATGCAGGAGAAAGAGGAAGAGCGAGTGCGCCAACGGTTGGCGCAGGAGTTCAAGAATGCGACGATAGCGCCGGGCGACAAAGTCAGGATTACCCTTGGCCCGTTCTCTGGAATTGAGGCGAAAGTGCTCAAGAAGCTGAAGGGTCGCGAGAAGCGCTGCAAGGTCGAATACAGGCTGATGGGCCAAACAGGGCAGCTCAACACGCCACTTGCGAATCTCCAGAAACTGTGAGTACAAATCGCCTCAACGGGATGATCTGCGATCTCAGTGTACCCTTGGGCTTCGGCCCTGAATGCCTCGGCAGGACGCGAGGCAAAGAGAGGAAACTCTCAGGTTGGTAACCGGGCAGACCCCGCCTTGAACGTCTCAGCGGAGACATCGATTCAAGGCCAGTGCGCAAGCTATGACTTACAGACAGGCGGCCGATTGGTCGCCTTTTTTCGTATAATGGTTATGGGCAAGCTGTCATCGATCAAACCAAAAGTTAGACCGATGACACCGCGCATCGGCGCTAAGGCTGCCGCCTTAGCGCCATCCGCACGTCGGGATGAAGAGCAGCCTTGGCGCAAGTGGTACAAGACCGCAGCATGGCAGGAGCTTCGCCTTTCCGTTCTCGTGCGTGACATGTTCACGTGCCGGATGGAAAGCTGCGGGCGCTTCGTTGTCGATACATCGCAGCTCGTTGCTGACCACAAGATCCGGCACCAAGGTGATCACGAACTGTTTTGGGATGAAGGCAACCTTCAGACCTTGTGCAAGCACTGCCACGACAGCCTGAAACAGCGCGAAGAGCGCAGCGGCTTCCGCGCCTGGTAGCGTTGCCGGTAGGGGGGGGCTCAAAAGTTCGGAACCCCTAGGGCCGTAGACCGCATGGGTCACATTCGGAGATTTTTTTCCCGTGCCTGACGAAATTTTACCCCTGACGCAGCAAGTCGACCTGTTTGGCGACCCGGTATTGCCGATCAAGGATCGACGCGGCCGTCCTTCGTTCGCAAAGTCGAAGGAAAATCAAGAGCTTGTATCTCTGTTGCGCGCGGCCGGTTGGACGCAGGCGCGAATTGCGAAGTACATCGGATGCGATGAGAAGACATTACGCAAGAATTTTTCCCGAGAGCTTGAACACGGTCTCGACATGATCGAGGGCATGGCTCTGGAAGTCACTTTCAAGAAAATGAAGCTCGGCAATTCGGTTGCGATCTCTCGCATCTTTGATGTGATCGAAAAGCAGGGCAAGCCAGCGGTTCCACTTCAGCCAAAGCCGGAGAAGGAAGAACGTCTCGGCAAAAAGGAAACGGCCAACCGCGAAGCGCAAACCGCTCATGAAGGGACTGAATGGGGTACGCTTCTTCAATAAAGGCAGAGTGGCAGTTCTCCTGTCCTGACTGGATCGAACGCCTGAAATCCGGCCGCTCTCTTGTTCCGGACCTCCCGATTGATGCTGACGAGGGCGAGCGGGCGGTAAAGATTTTCAACAAGCTGCGTCTGCCCGACGTGCCGAACCAGCCGACAATGGAAGTCGGCGCTGGGGATTGGTTCCGCGATATTGTCCGTGCTGTCTTCGGCTCCCTTGATGAGAATGGAGAGCGGCACGTTCGCAAGGTCTTTGGCCTTGTGCCAAAGAAGAATTCGAAGACGACAGGCGGCGCCGGAATTATGGTCACGGCTCTGCTGATGAACCGGCGCCCACGCGCCGAATTCCTGTTGATCGGTCCAACACAGGATATTGCCGATACAGCCTTTCAGCAGGCGATGGGCATGATCCAAGCTGATGAGTATCTGGATAAGCGCTTTCAGTGCATTGAGCACCAGAAGACCATCAAGGATCGCCTCAACAAGGCGAAGCTGAAGATTAAGACCTTCGACATGAAGGTGATGACCGGCGTTAAGCCGGTTGGCGTCCTGTTGGATGAGCTGCACGTCATGTCTGCCTATTCTTACGCATCTCGCGTCATGGGTCAGATCAGTGGCGGTCTCATTCCGAACCCGGAATCGTTCCTGATCATTATCACCACGCAGAGCGATGAACCGCCGTCAGGTCCTTTCAAGACGGAACTGCAGTATGCGCGCGGAGTCAGGGATGGAACCATAACCGGCGCGCGCACGCTTCCGATCCTCTATGAGTTCTCGGAAGCAATGCAGCTCAACAAGGAGTTTTGGCAGAACCCTCGCAATTGGCCGATGGTCCTTCCCAATCTCGGACTCTCAATAACCATCGATCGTCTGGTCGAAGAGTGGACAGAGGCATCGCAGAAAGGTGAGGAAGAGCGCCGCCGATGGGCGTCCCAGCATCTGAATGTCGAGATAGGGCTTGCCCTGCACGCCGATCGCTGGACCGGCGCCGACTATTGGGAAGCGGCAGAAGATGAGCGGATCACGCTCGAATATCTGCTGGAAAACTCGGATGCGATCACAGTCGGCGGTGATGTTGGCGGTCTCGACGATCTCTGGGGCATCGCGGCGATCGGCAGGCACAGGGTTACGCGGCAATGGATGGCGTGGATCAAGGCATGGTGCCACGAAGATGCCTTTCGTGCCCGCCCCGAGATTGCCGAGAAGCTCAGGGACTTTGCCAACGATGGAGACCTGGTCATCTGTACGCATCCGACACAGGATGCGGAAGAGGCTGCCGCCTTGATTGCCCAGATACGCGACAGTGGCCTGTTGCCGGAAGAAGACGGCGTCGGTGTCGATGCGTGGGGCGTTGCGGCTCTCGTCGAAGAATTGTCCCTGCACGACATTGTCGAGCCACAGGTTCGCGCGGTCCCGCAGGGCGGAAAACTGACCCCGGCAATTTTCGGAGCGGAGCGAAAGCTCAAGGACGGAACCTTGAAGCATTCCCGCTCCCGCTTGATGAATTGGTGCGTGGGGAACGCCAAATTGGAACAGCGGCCGACGCTGGTGATGATCGACAAGAAATCACCCTCGTCGAAAATTGATCCGCTGATGGCGTTCTTTAACGCCTTCATGCTGATGGCGCTCAATCCCGAAGCGGCCGGCGTCTCCGTATATGAGGATCGCGGCATCCTTGAAGTTGAGGTTGATTACCTATGAGCATCGCAGCACGACTTCGCGGAATGGGCAGCGCAATTGCTGGATATCTGACTCCGACTGCGGCTGCGGGCGGCTATCAAGACGGTGGCCCTTTGTCGTCGCCGAGTGGCTGGCTCATGCGTCACATCGCGCCGAAGTCAAAATCCGGCGTCTATGTGAGCGAGTATACTGCTCGCCACCTGCCGGTAGTTTATGCGTGCGTCAACCGTATCAGCAATCCGATCGCGCGCTTTCCGTTGCGCATGTATCAGACAATCGATGACCGGAAGAAGCGAGTTGTGACCGACAAGGATCACCCTTTTGCAACGGCGATCGGGCTGCGGCCAAACGAGTTCATGAGTTCACGCACGCTGCGCAAGACCGGTCAGGGCCATGCGCTTTTGTGGGGCAACGGCTATCTGGAGATCGAGCGTAACCGACGGGGCCAATCGGTCGGCCTCTTTCCGCTTCGTCCAGAGGTTACGGCGCCAGTTCGCGAGAATGGTAACCACTTCTTCCGCAGTTCAATCAACGGTCAGTCGATCGAGCTTGCGAGCGACGATGTGATTCACATCATGGATCAAAGCCAGGATGGATATGTCGGCCTGTCGCAGATCCATATGGCCCGCAATGCAGTGGGCATGGGGCTGGCACTGGAGGAGTTCGGCGGAAAATTCTTCGCTAACGACATGAAATCGGGCGGTTTCCTGATGCACCCCGGCAAGTTGAGCGCCAACGCCCGGCAAAACATCAAGAGCAGGGGCGACGGCAACGCGAACGCTGCCAGTCCTGCGAAGAGCTTGGAAGATCAGGGCGGCCTCGACAATGCGCACCGCGTCAAGGTGCTCGAAGAGGGCATGAAGTTCATTCAGACGACCATTCCTCCGGAGGACGCGCAATTCCTCGGTACTCGCGAGTTTCAGATCGCGGAAATTGCCCGCATCTACGATGTGCCCCTGATCCTGTTGCAGAGCCAGGAGAAGCAAACCAGCTTCGGCGCCGGGATCGAGCAGCTGATGATCGGTTTCGTTCGTCAGACCATCGATCCATGGATCAATGCATGGGAGGAGGAGCTGAATTACAAGCTCTTCACCGACTCAGAGCGTGCCAACGGTTATTACGTCAAGTTCAACATGAACGCGCTTTTGCGCGGGGACATGGCGGCTCGGGCTGACTTCTATCAGAAGCTCTTCGGGGTCGCTGGCCTGTCGCCGAACAATATTCTCGCCCTTGAGGATATGGACGATATCGGCCCCGCTGGTGACCATTATTTCGTGCCCTCCAATTATGTCACGTTGGAGCGTGCGACAGATCCAGACTATGCGCCTGGCACGGCGCAATCTCCCACAGGTCCGAACAATGCGACCGCATTTGGCGAGGAAGAGGAATGAGGTACGCTCATATCATCATGGCGCTGGCAGAAGAACGTTGGGCCATCCATCCGGACAAGCTGCAGGCCATTCTCGATTTCATGGCCGATCAGTCGTCGGGCTTGAAATACAGCGCTGAAGAGATCGAGGCCAAGATTGGCAAAGGGCAGGAACAGGCCGTCGCCCGTCAGGAAGGTAACGTCGCCATTCTTCCTTTGCGCGGCGTCATTGCCAATCGCATGTCGATGTTTGGCGATATCTCGGGCGGCACCAGTTCGGAAGGCTTCGGCCGCAACTTTCAAGGCGCGGTGCGTGACGACGGCGTGAAAGCCATCATTCTCGATGTCGATTCGCCGGGCGGCGTTGTCAGCGGCACGCCGGAACTGTCATCCATGATCTACCAGGCGCGCGGCACAAAGCCGATCATCGCTCATGTCAACTCCAACGCAGCCAGCGCAGCTTACTGGATCGCAAGCGCAGCTGACGAAATCGTCGTGACGCCGAGCGGCGCGGTCGGTTCGATCGGTGTTGTCGGCGTTCATGATGATCTGAGCGTCGCTCTTGAAAAGGCTGGCGTCAAAAAGACCATCATCAAGGCTGGCGAGTTCAAGACCGAAGGCAACCCCTTCGAACCGCTTTCCGACGATGCCCGCGCCCGCAAACAGGCGAAGGTTGATGCCAGTTACGATCAATTCGTTCGTGCCGTCGCCCGCAACCGCAACGTCTCGCTTGCGGCTGTTCGCGAGGGCTTTGGCCGTGGCGATATGGTCGACGCGGAGCCCGCGGTTGCCGAAGGCATGGCCGACCGGATCGGCACATTGGAAGACACGCTGCAGCGCTTCGGCGCTTCGCAATATGGAGCGGTGCCCCAAGGCAGACGACGCGCCTTCGCGTCTGAGCGCGAAAAGCGCGCCCTGATGCTCTGATCATCCCGACATTGTCGGTTTCCATCGCGCTCCAGGGGCAAGCCGGGCCTGGGCGATCTCTAGTCATGTCCCGGTACTCAGCAAAGAGAGGTTCCCATGCTGAAACAACTTCGTGAGAAGCGCGCAAAGCTTGTAGCTCAGATGCGCGGCATCATTGAAACCGCAGAGGCCGAAGATCGCGACCTGACTGCCGAAGAGCAGCAGAGCTTCGACGATATGCAGGCCGAAAGCTCCGCTCTCGAAAAGCGAATCAGCCGTCTTGAGGGCGTCGAAACTGTCGAAAATGCTCTCAATCAGCGTGTCGACGCTCATTCTCGCCGCAGCCCGATCGAACGTGCCGGCGGCGCAGAGGCCAGTCGCGAATTTGAGAATATGGGCCAGTTCTTGAATGCTGTTCGCTTCAATCCGAACGACCAGCGCCTGAACTTCGTCGAAGGTGTCGGCGCGGCTGGCGAGGGTGATGATCGTCGTGCTGAACAGCGTATGGACAATGACGCTCAGGGCGGCTTCATGGTCCCGCAGCAGTTCAGCCAGACCATCATGAGTGTCGAGCCGCAGGATGCGCTTGTTCGTCCGCGCGCAAACGTCATTCCGGCCGGTTCTCCTCCGGATGCCGGCATCACCATGCCGACACTCGATCAGTCGGGTGCGGCACCTGGTAATGTCTTCGGCGGCATGACCTTCGACTGGATCGAAGAGGGCGGCGACAAGCCCGAAACGGATGCAAGCCTTGGCTCCGTCAGCCTGGTTCCGAAGGAAATCGCCGGCTTCGTCACGGTCACCGACAAGCTGCTGCGCAACTGGGCAGCGTCCAGCACGTTCCTGACAAACCTCATGCGTGGTGGCGTGGCGGCGGCCGAAGACTTCGCATTTTATCGCGGTGACGGCGTCGCCAAGCCGCTCGGCGTCCTCAACGCCCCTGTGACGAAGTTCATTCACCGCGCGGCCGCAAATCAGGTCTCTTATGAGGATCTGGTTGCCATGGTGGCCGTTCTGCTGATGCGTGGTGGCTCGCCGGTTTGGTCGGCGCCGCAATCGGCTCTCCCGCAGTTCGCCACCCTGAAAGATCCGCAGGGACGTTACATCTGGCAGGCGAATGCGGTCGGCGGCTTCGCTGGCACACTGCTCGGCTATCCACTCCGCTGGAACAACCGCGCGCCTGGTCTCGGCCTGAAAGGCGATATTCTCCTTGCCGATTGGTCGAACTATCTCATCAAGGACGGTTCCGGCCCCTATGTCGCGGCTTCCGAGCACGTCAAGTTCACGCAGAACAAGACCGTGATCAAGATCTTCTGGAATGTCGATGGCGCGCCCTGGATGAATGCGCCGTTCAAGGAAGAGAACGGTTACGAGGTCTCTCCCTTCGTCGCGCTCGACGTTCCGGGCTAACCGCTCGCGTCAGGCTTGGCGCATTCAGCGCCAAGCTCCCTACCTCCCATCACCCCATCAAAGAGGATACCGCAATGCGCGATCTCGCAACTCATCTCGCCGTCAAGCGCGCCATCAGCCCGGCCGCCGCGATCACCGACAATACCCCGCTCGTTTCCGCGATCGTTGATCGCTCCGGATACGACAAGTTCATGTTTGCCATCCTGACCGGCCAGCTGGCCGATACCGACGCCACCTTTACGGTGCAGGTCGACCACGGCAATGATCCGGCTCTTGCTGATGCTGCGCCCGTTCCCGACACGCAGCTGACGGGCACCGAAGCTGCAGCCGGCTTCAACTTCAGCGCCGACGATCAGACGCGGAAGATCGGCTATGTCGGCCCGAAGCGTTACCTTCGCCTGACGATCACGCCAGCAGGCAACACGGGCAGCGCCTTCATTGCTGCCATCGCGATTCTGTCGGCTTCCCGTTACGAGTGACAGGCTCGCACTTCCCTCCCGAAAGCATACCGCCCTTGGCGGTGAACCGAGGATAGTCCCATGAGCAAAGATCTGATTGTGCTTGCCGAGTGTGTCGACAAGCGAAACGGCCGACGCTTTCAGCGTGGCGAAACCTTCGACCCGATTCCCGGCGTTGAGCAGGCGAAGCGCCTGATCATCGCCGGATGCCTTCCACAGGGCGCTTACAGGCTGGCCGTAGATGCCGAAGACGACGAAGATGATCGTCAGGATACTGAACTTCAGCAGGCGCTGAAGACAGCGCAGGACGCTGACCAAGCGGTAACCGACGCTCAGGCCACTTTTGACGCGGCCGCTGAAGATGCTAAGCCCGTCGCCAAAACGGCGCTCGACGAAGCAAAGGCAGCCGCCAAGGCGGCGCAGGCCGCCCTGAAAAAGCTGACGAAGTGAGCCAACCATGACTATTCGCGTGATCGAGCCACCGCATCCGTTTCTGACGCCAGCCGATATAGACAACGTGGATCAAGAAACGATTGATGCTGTCGTCGGCGAAATCGACGGGCCTGACGGCTGGCTGGGTCGCGCGATTGGCGCTCAAACTCTTGAATGGTCCTTTGCTGAATGGCAGGGCCGTAATTTGCTGCTGCCATGCGCGCCTGTAATCGAGATCGTCAGTGTTTCATGCACCGACACGAAGGGCGTCGAGCACACCGTTGATTCCGTCAACTACGCCAAAACGGGCGATTATTTATGGTTCAAGCCGGTCTGGCATATGCCTTCGCTTGGCTGCTATCCGGAGGCGGTTCGCATTCGCTATCGTGCCGGCTACGACAATCGTCCGGTTGCTGACGGGGGAACAGGCCCTATCCCGGCGCAGATCCGCAAGGCCGTCAAGCTGACTTGCCAGTATCTACAGGCGATCGGAAAGGACGATCTGTTTTTGCAGGTCGACGAGGTTGATGGCGTCGGCCGCAGACAATATGTCGTGTCGGAAACGGCGGCGAAGATCATTCACGATGCGGCGGAAAGGCTGCTGGGCGGGATGAGGCACTACGCATGACGCCGGCCGAAGCCATTGCCTCGCTCGATGCCAGCCTGAAGGCCAACGGCGCCCGCATCAGCGTTTATCGATACATCGGCGCGGTCGGCAAAGATGCGCCGAAAAATCAGGTGACCGACGTACCCGCCTTCGTGCGCGCCGTCAGCGCTGACCAGTTGGTCGGCAATATCGATCAAACCGGCTTGAACATCGTCCTTAGCCCGACGTTGCTGGCCGATCTCGTGCCGCTCAAAAAGGGCGACAAGCTCCTGATCGACGGCCGCGAGCGCAATATCGAGCTGGTTAAGCCGATCCACATGCAGACGACGCTGGTCCGCATCAATCTGGTGGTCATCGGCTGATGGCCGGTTTCGACGCCTTCGATCGCGAGATCAGGCTAGCTACGGCAGGACTCGAGGCGAAAGACATCAGCGCCGCCCTTGCCGCCTTCGCGCGCCAGCAGCTGGCCGATGCGATCTCGGCGGGCGCAAGCCCGGTCTATGACCTCTATGTCAACGGTCGGCCGGCACAGTCGGAAACCGAGGTGCAGGCGCCTGGTCCGATTGTCTATGAGTTTGCGCTGTGGGAACCAGTCGTAACCTTCGCACTCGACGAGCTGCGCAGCCGCTCGCCGTCAAAATCCGGACGGTTCCGCAGTTCGTTCATCGTCATTGCGCAGCAGCGCATTGTCTCGGATTACGATGGCATCCCGGCGCGCGCTGAAGTGATCATTACGAATTTCCAGCCCTATATCCGCAAGATCGAGGGCGGCTTGGGCAATGCCAAGGGCAAGCGCTACCAGGTGTTTGATGGCACCAAGCGCGCTCTCGCGCGCCGTTTCGGCAATGAGGGCCGTAACACGCAGGCCGCGTTCACCTTCGAAACGAAGTGGCTTTCCATCTCGGGAGGTGTCCACCCGGATATTCCTTATATCCTGAAGGGCCGCCAGCGGCTCGGAGCCGGCGCAAAGGCCTATGGCCGCCGCAAGGATCGCGAAGCCGGCCAGCCCATCACCTATCCCGCCGTTGTCATGAACATGGTGTTTTGATGCCTTCCGCCTTCGACGAGTTTCACGACCATCTGACTGCCTCATGGGCGGAAACGGATCTCGTTTTCGAGAATGAGAATTACGAGCTTCCGGACGTGCCGACAGAGTTTGTCTATGTCGAGTTCGTCAGCGACGGCAGCTCGCAGGATACCTTCGGCGATCCTGGTGCCAACGAATGGCTTGAGGGCTTCGGCATCTATCTTCACGTCATGACGCCGAACGGAGCCGGCAGTCAGCGGGCGCGCCAGATTGGCGGCCGCCTTGCATCATTGTTCCGCGAGCAGCCGCTTGGCGCCATGTGGTTTCGCTCGATCTCGATTGGCGCAGGCGAGCCGGGCCGCACCTTCGGCAATTACTACGCAATGACGGTGTCGATCTCGGGCGACCGACGCGACATCACTTCGCAGTTCAACCCTTAAAACTGCCCTGTAGGGCCTTCATCAGGAGACAGATCATGACCGTTGCTGACGGCTCACAGACCCGGCTTGCCTATGTGCTTGAAACCTCGCCGGGCATCATCCCCGCTACACCGGAGTGGCAGACGCTTCGCTACGTCAGCGAGACGCTTGCGCTGAACAAGCAGACCGACATTCCCGACGAGATTACGGGCGGCCGTGACGTGACTGACATCGTCGATGTCGGCCGCTCGGTGACCGGTGGCATCAATACGTTGCTGAGCTACGGCACGTTTGACGATCTTCTGGCCGGTCTTTTCTGCAATGATTGGAACGATGATGTTTTGATCAATGGTCGCATGGCAAAAACCTTTGCCTTTGAAAAGACCTTCGATCTCGGCGCCAGCAAGGCATACGACCGTTATCTTGGCGTGCGCATGAATTCGCTCGATCTCAGCTTTCAGGCAAAACAGTCGGTGACTGCCAACTGGAATGTGATGGGTCTCGACGTGGCCGATCCGGCCGCCGCGATCGTTGTCGGCGCTGCCTATCTGCCGGCGACGACGACGCCCGTTCTCAACGCGGCCCTGAATATCGGCTCGCTGGTTCTCGGCGGGATCGCCGCGTCTCCGAAACTTCAGTCGGCCAGCATCACCATCAATAACAACATTTACGCCAACGATATCATCGGCTCGTATGCGCCCTATAGCCATGGCCTTGGCCGCTTCGATTGCTCTGGCAGTGTTACCGCATTGTTCGAGAGCATCGACCAGTACAAGGCGATCATCGATCACGTGGATCTGTCGCTGGCGCTGACGCTCGGCGCCGTGGCGAACAGCCGCTACACGCTGACGCTCGAAAAGATCAAGGGCATGAACGGCAATCCGCAGGTGTCCGGTAACAATCGAGCCGTGACGCTGACAATGCCGTTTACCGCGAAATACGGCCCGACCATCGGCGCCAGCATGAAGATCGAGCGCAACGTCGCCTAACGGCGAACAAAGATCCGCACCCGACGCGGTCAATCTTCAGTGCACTGAACGGCCCGGCATTGTCGGGTGCCGGGCCACCCCTTCCGACAAAGGATTTCCATCATGGCAACTAAGACAGCAGACCTCGAAAGCTCCATCAAGGTCGTTTCACTCGCATCGCTGAAGCGAGACCAGGTGCGCGAGGAAAAGGGCGATTGGATCGAATCCGATACGCTGCCCGGCGTTTCCTACAACGTGTCTTCGCTCAACAAGACGGCTTTCACAAACGCTCGCGATCTCATGTATCAGCGTCTGAACAAGGTCTACCGCAGAAAACCCATTCCGCAGGAAGTCTTGAGGGTCGAACTCGGCAAGCTCTTCCACCTGCATATCCTGCATGACTGGAAAGGCCTTGATGTCGCTTACACGCCAGAGATTGGCCTGACGGTGCTGACTGACCCAGGCTATCGCACGGTTTTGGCTGATATTGAAAGCGCCGCAGCCCGTGTCGCGGAAATCGACATCGAGTTCGTCGAGGGTGCGTTGGGAAACTGATTAAGGCGTTTCGCGCCAGAGAGCTGCGCCAAGGGACGGCCGAAACAGATACCTGGATCGCCGAGATTGCCGCAGCTTATCCCGAAGAGGCATGGACCGAGACGGCCCTAGAAGACACAACGGATGAGGTCGAATACGAGCTATGGTTCGACCTCTACTTTCGTGCCTGGGATCGCCTTCGCTACGATCGCTTCTATGGTGCCTTTGGTGGCGAAAGCCCGATCTCATATTCGGCGGTCAGCCAATATGCTCGCGATCACAATATCGCGGACAATGATCACGAGATCTTCGTGACCTTTATGTCGGCGATAGACGCCGAATACCTCTCCATTGCTGCGGAACGTCAAAAGCAGCGGCAGCCAAGCCGCTGAGCGCTTCCGCAGCGCCCTCCCTGAAATCTGGATCATCCCATGGCCGTAGAGCTTCGCAGTCTCCGCATCTCTGCCGATTTCGATGCCGCCGCCTATGTTCGCGGCGCGCAACAGAAGGTCGCGGCTGACAAGAGCATGGTGGCGTCGAGCAACGAAGCGGCTGCAGCGGCGGTGCGCGTCTCAACCTCCAATGATGCCGTCAACATCAAGGTTTCGTCGACGGTCAGCGCCCTGGAGCGTTTGAGCCGTCAGTATGTCGACGGCTATGGTGCTGCGCAGAAGTTCAATTCTGAGTTGCTGCGGCTTGCCAAGGCGTCCGATACGGGCACGGTATCCGCCGAGCAGCTGCAGCGGATCTACACCGGCGTATCGCAGCGCTTCGGCCTTACGGCGAATGCGACCGATCTCGCCGCACGCGGCTTCACTGGCCTTGCTGCCGCGATCGATACGGTCAATGCGAGCCTGCGCGAGCAGCAGCAGGCCGCGGCCGCCGCGACACGCATCGCTGAGCTGCAGCAGAAGTTCGACCCTGCTGCCGGTGCAGCCGCACGCCTTAGCACCGAGCTGAATGATTTGGCGGAAGCCGAACGTCTCGGCGTTCAGATTGCTGGCGGGTATGAATCGGCGCTCGATCAGCTGATCAACAAATTCGATGCCGGCTCGGCCGCGATCCGCCGCCAGGCGGAAGAATACGCCGCTCTCGCCAGAGCCGCACGTCAGGCACAAGCTGCCGATCAGGTGCAGGGTCAGTTCAACCGTGTCCTGAGCGTCCGCGATCCGCAGGAATTTAGCGGCACAGCGCGCCAATCCGCATCAGTCTTCAGCGATCAGCTCGACCAGATGGACCAGCAGGCGCGCGCCAATGCGGCCGCGATGCAGTTGGCTGAGCAGGAGGCTGATCGCTACGCCAAGGCTGCAATCGACCTTCGTGGCGAGCTGGACCCCCTTTGGGCCGCACAGCGCAGACTGAACGACGAGTTGGAGCTTTACAATTCTCTGGCTGCGAAGGGGCTTATAAGCACCGAAGAGCTGGCGAAAGCGCAAAGCATGGCCCGCGCGAAAGTTACGGCAAACTCCAATCAACCTGGCAAGGGGATTTCTGACGGGGCTCAGCGTGCCAACGTTTCAAACATCGGCTTTCAGCTACAGGATATCGCGACCACGGGCGCATTCATGCCGTGGCAGACAGTAGCGCTGCAGCAGGGTCCGCAGCTTGCCTCCGCATTTTCAGGGCAGAGTGCCGGACAGGCAGTCAAATCTCTTGGCGCCGCTCTCGGCGAAGTCTTGAGCCTGTCTTCGCTTGCCGCCATCGGCTTTGCCGGCGCGGCCGCAGCTGCCATTCACTACTTCAGCACTGCATCATCCAGCGCCAAGACACTCGAAGACGCTCTGAAGGCGCAGAACGATAGTCTCAAGATCCTGAAGGAAACCTATCATCAGGTTGCTGATGCCAGCAATATTTCCCCTAATCTAGGAGGTAATAGCCGAGCTAACGCCAGCCTGCGTTACAATGATGCGGTCGCACAAGCCGTTGCCCGACAGGAGTCCAACAAGTACATCGCGCAATTGAGTGGCACTGGCGGATTTTTCTCGCCCTTGACGGGCGCCGGTACGCCTATTTCGGGACTTCAGAACCTGCAGGGCTACCAGAAAGTCTATCAGGGTCCGGTCAACGAATATTTGAACAGGATTCGAGCTGGTGGATCATCCGATCCAAATGGCCTGCATCAGTCGATCGACAGCATATATCAATCCACCGTGCGGCAGCAGCCTGATGTTGCGGCTGAACAGTGGAAGAGCGCCGCCGATGCGGCCGAAAGTTTGGTGCAGAACGCCCTTTCTGTCGACTCGACCATCAAAGTGCTTGGGGCTGACGGCAAGGAAGCAGCTCAATCCGTGAAGCCCTTTCAGGACGCCATTGTACGCCTGAAAATCGGCATTGCCGACAACCGCGCAGATTTCGCCAAGTTCGCCGAGGAGATCGAGGCCATCGGCAAGGCGACGGGCCTGACAAGGGTGGCGGACCAGATCATCGTTATGGGCAAAGACCTGAGCGACTACTATCAGGTCATGCAGCAGGTCAAGATCGAGCAGGACAGGCTGTTTAGCGATGTTGGCCCTGGTGGTCGGATCACCTCTCAGGGACCGACCAGTCGCGCCGACAATGACAATTATAGCCGATGGCTGTCTGAGCAGCAGCAGACCATGCGTCAGTCTCAGCGCAGCTTTTTGGCTGAGACGCTGAGTCTCAATGCGCGCTCGCCACAAGAGCGGCGCACCGCAGCAATGGCGCAGGCGCGTCTGGAAGTGGTGCCGGGCGAAGGCGTGCAGGCCAAGAACCAGCGCGTCAACATGGCCGGTCAATCGGCTTACATGGCGGCCTACACACAGCAAAAGGAGGCGCTCGACGATTTCGAGCGTTCGCTTCAGAAGGCCAACGATGACCAGCAATTGCAGATATCACTGATCGGCAAGAGTGGCGCCGCAGCGGAGCAGGTCCGCGCTCAATACGAGTCGATGGCGCAGCTCCGTTCAATCGCCAATCGCAATGGCGTAACGGAAGAGCAGGAATTTCAGCGGATCTTTGCCAAGCAAATCGACCTGATCAGGTCGGCATCAATTGAATATGGCAAGTTGGCCGAGTCCCGCGCCCGCACTCAGCTATCCGACAACGTCCAGTTCCAGCAAGATCAGCTTGGTCGCTCGCCGCAGCAGCGGACGATCGCCGAACAGCAGCGCTCTGCGGGCCTGCCGATTGACTTCCTTTCGCCACAGGCAAAGCAGATTGCTGACCTCGATACGGCGCAGCGACAGCGGGAGATGGATAGGCAGCGCGCCTCGTATGAAGCGCAGATCGCAACGATCGGTGCGCGCACCTCTGCCGAGCGGATCGCTGCAGCCCGAAAGACGGCCGAAGCACAAGCGGGCGACAACGACACGGAGCCGGAGAAGCGGCAGAAGGCTGATCAGGCTGAAAGCCTCGCTCGCGCACAGGAAGCGCGCCAGCTTGCCGATGCGCAGCGCGAACGGCTGCTATCGCTCAATCAGTCCGTCGCGGCGCAACAGCAGGAAGTCTCGCTGATCGGCAAGACCATCGGCGAAGCGACGGCGCTCCGGACGGCCTACGAGCTGATTTCACAGCTGCGCATGGAAGCGGCGAAGAACGGCACGCAGGTCGACGAAAAAGAGATCGAGATGATCCAGCAGAAGGCGCGCGAGCTTGGCCGCCTGGCTGAACTTTACGCCAAGGCCAGCCTGCGCAACGATCTGTCCTTTGAGCGCGACCAGCTTTTCCGCTCGGATGGCGACCAGCAGATTGCCTCGCGCCTCCGTTCGTCCGGCTTGCCTGTCGACCTGAACTCTGCCGAAGCGAACGCCATTCGCGATAACATGAAAATTCAGGAGCTGCGCGATGGCGTGAAGGGCTTCTTCAGCGATTTCCGTGATGGCTTGCTGCAGGGCGATAGCCTCGGGCAGTCCCTCGGCAATGCGATCCTGAAGGCCTTGACCAACGTTGCGACGAAGATCACGGATTCGCTATTTACCGATCTGACCAATGCGATCCTTGGGAGCGGCAAACCGGGTGGCGGCGGCCTTCTCGGCTTGCTTGGCATCGGCTCGTCTCAGCCAGCAGCAAATGACAATAAGGTTGTAGCTGACACGACGCTGAGCGCGGTTCTCGGCATCCCTGCAGCCGCAAACCAGAACTTACCCGGCAACATGAATGCTTATGGTGCTGCCATTCGCGGCATCGAGAGCGGCGGCAACTATTCGGCCCTTGGTCCTGTTCTGTCTTCCGGTGATCGGGCCTATGGTGCCTATCAGGTCATGGGCGCCAATATCCCGTCATGGACCAAGGGCGCGCTTGGCTCTTCCCTGTCGCCTTCGCAGTTCCTCGCCAGCCAGAGCGCGCAGGACGCTGTCTTTAATAAATACTTTGGGCAGTCGCTTTCGAAGTTCGGCAACCCGCAGGATGCCGCCAGTGTCTGGTTTACCGGCCGCCCCTTGGCGCAGGGTGCCGGAGCCAGCGACATCTTTGGCACGACAGGTTCGTCTTATGTCGACAAGTTCAACACCTCGCTTGGCAGGCTCGATTCCACCGTCACATCAGCGACCGGAAGCGTCGGCGGCCTTTCCTCGGCGACCGGTTCTGCTGCCGATGGCCTGACGAACTTCGGCGGCGGCCTCAATCAGTTCGGTCAGCAGCTTTCCTCTAGTATTTCCTCTGGATCTGGCGGCGGCGGTGGCGGCGGACTGTTCGGATGGGTCGGCAAGCTCTTCGGCTTTGGCGGCAGTAGCGGCGGCTTCGATATCGGTTCGGGTGCGACACCTGTTACCGGCTTCGATCCCTTTGCCGCCTACGCTGGCGCCGGTTTTGCAGGTGGCGGCTACACCGGCCCCGGTGGCAAGTTTGAGGAAGCCGGCACGGTCCATCGCGGCGAAATCGTCTGGAGTCAGGATGACATTGCGCGTTGGGGCGGTGTCGAGAATGTCGACCGCATGCGCATGGGTCGCCCTGCCTATAGCGGCATGCCGCGCTACGGCTATGCGGATGGCGGTATTGTCGGCGCACCGCCGCGGCGCTCGACGATCGGCGATGCAACAGAGCGTCACCAGCAACGGATGGAACGGTCTGCATCCGCTGTCGATGTCGGCGTGGGTGTGTCGGTCGACGAAGAAGGCAACCTCAAGGCCTACGTGAAGAGCGTATCGCGCCGCGAGGCGGAAGCAGCAAGCACCGCTGCGGTTACAGACTTTAGCCGCAACCGGATGCCGTTGCGCCTGCAGGAGATCAATCGCTCCCCGAGGAAGATCGGATGACCGTTTCCTATCCATATTCCCTGGCCTACTTCGCCGACATCCTCCGGATCTCAAGCGTGATCTGGGATGTGCAGCGCAACGACCAGTTTTCGGGAACGGGAGATGGCCGCGTTTGGCAGGCAGAGCTTGCGACACCGCTGTGGATCGGCACGGTCAGCCTGATCAAGATGGAGAACGACGCCGCCAAGCAGATCGCCGCCATGATCCGCAAGCTGCACGGCGCGCAGGAGGCGATGTTTATCTACGATCCCCTGTCGAAGTATCCGCAGTTCGATCCCGATGGCAGCATCATCGGAACGCGGGTCGTGACGATCGGGGCTGTTGCGGCGGATCTCGACGGCCTGAGCCTGCGGAACCTGCCGCCAGGCTATCGGCTCACGGTCGGCGACAAGATGCAGATTGCCTACAGCGCCAACCCGACCCGCTATGCCTTCCTTGAGGTGTCGGAAAACGTTGTTGCGGATGGACAGGGTACAACGCCGGTCTTTGGCGTCTTTCCGCATGTCTCTGCCGGCATTGCTGCCAATCTGCAGGTTACGCTGGTGAAGCCAGCGTGCCGGTGTGTCGTCGTTCCCGGCAGCCATAACCCCGGCACGGCGGCAAAGATGCATACCGAAGGCGCGGGCTTCAAGGTTATTCAGAAGAAGTAATCATGAAAAATCTAGTTCCGAATTTCACCGCAGCCCTTCAAGCTGCGCGCGATGAAGGCTTGTCGACGCGCAGCCTCGTCTATTTTTCCGTCAAGAAGTTTGACGGAACGCCGGTTGAGCTGGGCCTTTGGACCGGCGACGAGGATATCTCGATTTCCGTTGTCTCTGGCGTGACCGGCCTGGTGGTGACCAGAAACTATTACGGCAATGGGCTGGTGACCGATATCGATCCGATCCCGCGCGTTTCCGATCTGAGCATTCAGACCATCACGGTCACCCTCAGCCAGATCCCTGATGTCACGCAGCAGCTGGTGCGCGGCTACGATATCAGGCTCGGGAAGGTCGAAATTCACCGGGTTGCCCTGCATCCGAAGAGCCGGCGCCCCGTTTCCATGCCGGAACTGGAATTCATGGGCGAGATCGACGGCTCGCCCATCGATACGCCAGCTGTCGGCGAAGACGGCGGCATTGATATCCGTTGCGTGTCCGACGCCATTTCGATGCTCGAAATCAAGAATCCGCTGAAGTCATCCTATGAGGGGCAGAAGCGGCGCGGCGGCGACGAGATCGGCAAATATGCCAGCACCGTCGCCACCTGGGATATTCCATGGGGCAAAAAGAAATGATCGAAGCTCTATCCCGCCGTCCCGACTGGCGCTCCCGCATGGCTGCGGCGATCGACATCGTCAAGCATCGCTCCTTCGGCTGGCGCGACTGCGATTGCGTCTCAGGTCTTGCTGCTCCGCTGGTGACCGCCATGACCGGCGTTGACCTGTTCGCACAGCACGCCGGCCAATATACCGACGCCGACAGCGCCTATCGCCTTATGCAGGATCTTGGCTTTGACGACCTTGCCGACCTCGTCGGCAGCTTCCTGCCGGAACATGAGCATATCTCGCGTGCCTCCATGGGCGATATCGCGGCCATAGAGGTCCCGACCCGCTTCAGGCATGCGCTCGGCATCGTCGATGGCGAGCGCATTTTCGTGCTTTCGGAGACCGGCTTCGGCACGGTCGATCTGCTGACCGCCGCTCGGGCCTTCAAGGTCGGATAAATCATGAAGCTCTTCATTCTCGTCCTGAACGTCATCGGCTTCTGGCTGATGGCGGACCCGGCGCATGCCGATCCGATCATCACCATGATCGCGACCGCCATCGCAAAGGGTGGCATCGGCGCGTTTCTCATCAAGACGCTGGTTAGTACGGTCCTGACGCTCGGCGTGTCATTGCTGCAAAAGGCGATGCAGAAAAAGCCGGAGCAGGAAACCGGCGTCAAGATCGAGGTCCGCATGGGCGACGATCTGCCCATGTCGTTCCTGTTGGGCAAATACGCGACGGCCGGCAAGCGGAAATATATCAACACCTGGGGCGACGACGGCAAGACGCCGAATGCCTACCTGGTCGATGTGCTGGAGATCGGCTGCATGCCGAGCTTCGCCGGTCCGTTGGGACTGACCAGCGTCTGGTTTGATGACCAGAAATGCGGCGTCCGGTGGGATCAGCCGCACCCGGACGGTCGCGGCTATCCTGTCGTCGAGTACCGGGACCGAAAGGGCAATGATTATCTCTGGATAAAATACCTCGACGGCACACAGGGCCTCGATCCCTACCTGTTTGCCAAGTTCGGCGCAGATCCGGAGCGGCCGTGGCTGCCGTCGATGATCGGTCGCGGTTGCCAGCTTGTTATCGTGACCGCACGCTATAATTCCGATTTCTTCTCTGGCGTGCCTGCCGGCGTATTTGAGCCGCATCCATTGCCGCTTTACGACGTAAGGAAGGATTCGACCAATGGCGGCTACGGCTCGCATCGTTGGGGCGATGTCTCCACTTACGAGCCGTCCACCAACAACGCGGTGGTAGCCTACAACATCATTCGCGGCATTTATTATAATGACGAGTGGATGTTCGGCGGCCAGAACCTCGCGCCGCATCGCCTGCCGGCGTCGAACTGGATCGCCGCGGCGAATGAGTGCGATCGTCAGATTGATCTTGCGGCTGGCGGCACGGAAAACCAATTCAGGGCCGGATATGAGGTGACCGGCGATGATCAGCCGCTCGATGTCGTCGATACCTTGCGCGGCGGATGTTCAGGCCGTCTCGCGGAAAATGGCGGCATCTTCAAGATGCTCGTCGGCGGTGTCGGCTCACCGGTCTATAGCTTCACCGACAATGAGATCCTTGTCACCAAAGGGCAGAGCTACGATCCGTTCCCGACGCTGAGCGCAACCTATAATGCCGTCGAGGCAACCTATCCGGAGCCTGCCGAAAAATGGGCGATGAAGGATGCGCCCGCCCTTTATAACGCGGATCTTGAAGCTGAAGACGGCAACCGTCGCTTGCCAGTTGGCCTGAAATTTCCGTCGACGCCCTTTGCAACGCAGGTCCAGCGCCTGATGCGTGCAATGATTCTGGACTATCGGCGCTTCCGCACCCACCAGTTCTACCTGCCGCCAGAAGCCTATGCGCTGGAGGCAAACGATGTCGTCGCGTGGTCGTCGACAAGCCAGGGCTATAACAACAAGAAGTTCATCGTCGTTCAGATCGACGGTCATCCGGACACAAATCAGCTTGTCACGCTGAAAGAGGTCGACCCGTCAGATCATGATTGGAGCAAGAATTTCGAGCTGCCGACGACGATCGGCTGGACCGGCTCTATATCGGCGCCGCCACAGCCCATGCAGGGCTGGTCAGTGCAGAAGGAAATTATACGGGACGCGAACGGCGTGCCGCGCCGGCCAGCGATCCGCGTTAGCTGTACGCCGGATCTCGACGACGTTTTGCAGGTTCAGGTTACGGTCCAGCTGAAGGCAAGCGGCAACATCGTCTTTGACAGCACCTCCTATCCCTATGCCGAGCCGTTCAGCTGGCTGGTGTCGGGTGACTGGTGCCTGCCGTCGACTGCCTACCAGGTGCGCGGCAAGCTCATACCCTATACGAACCGCCCGACCCTGTTTTCCGATTGGATTGATGTCACTACGGATGACACGCGGCTGTCGATCTCGGAACTGACGGCAGACATCATCGCGGCATTTGCCAAGCTGCAGGACTGGATCAACGACGAGCTTCCGGATCAGATCCTCGAAAACGCGCAGGCGATCCTCGACGAGGTGCAGGCGCGCGTTGATGCGATTGCCTCCGAGGAATCGCAGCGGGTGGCCGGCGCCTTGGAAGCGTCGAGCCGCTATCGGGATCTGGTCAGGGAAATCGCATCGATCCGCGACTATGCCGCCGATCTCGCCAATGCATCCTATACGCAGAAGGAACAGCTTCGCCAGTCGCTGACCGCGCGCATCGGCGATGTCGTCGCCAACTTCACCGATCAGATCACGGTCGCGGTCTCGGCCAATGCCGCGCTGGCGCTTCGCGTCACGACGATCGAGGCCGGAACGGGCAGCCTGCAGGCGCAGATCACGCAGGTTGATCGGGCGCGAGCCGATGACTATCAGGCTCTGTCCGACCGCATGTCGCTGCAATCGGCCGGCACGGATAATCAGTTCGATCCGGCCGCAAATGCGCTCTGGACCTTCGACACGACCGTGCTCGGCTGGACAGGCAACGGTAATCCCACGGTCGCGAACGGCTTCCTGCGTCCAGCGGACCATGCGACTGATCCTTATGTGCTATCTCCGACTGGCCTTGGCGTCGTGGGTAATGCTTCGCGGCAGATCCGCGCCCGCATCCGCCGAACAGGCGCACCGGTTTGGGAGGGTATCGCCTGGTGGAAGGCAGCTTCCGATGCGGGATGGGATATCGCGCGCCAGCTGGTGCTGAGTGCACCTGATTTCAATCTCGACGGCGTGGCGCTGGTCACCTTCAACATGGCCTGGTCGGGAACGATCGACCAGATCCGCATCGATCTCTCGTCGGCACAAACGGCGACGGACTATTTCGAGTTCGACTGGATCGCCATCGGCTCGCCGTCGCCAGGCGCTTCGCGTGCCGAGCTGGCGGCCGAACAACAGGCGCGCGCTTCCGGCGACAGTGCCAATGCGCAGGCAATAACCTCCCTGCAGGCACAGCTTGCGACCACAAACGGGACGGTACAGGCCAACTCGACCGCGATCGGCAGCTTGAGCGGTACGGTGACCGCGCTTGGCAACACGGTGTCGGCGCAGGGGCAGTCGCTCACGTCCCTGTCGCAGACCGTCGACGGCAAAGCCAGCATCGAGAGCGTCAATCAGCTCGCCAACGATGTCGAGGCATTGGGCGGTGGCGTCGGCATAACGAGCATCGGCCAGTCGGTCGCGGCGATCCGCAACAGCCTGCTTCCGCAGTCGATGCAAGGCGTCGATCAGGACTTTGCCAACTTCCTTGACAAGATGAATGGGCAGGCGGCCGTTTCCCTTGTCGCGCAGACCCTGACATCGCAGATCACGCTGACGCAAACGAGCCTCGACATTCTATCTCAGGCCGTGACGCAGGTGCAGGCGACATTGCCGGGGCTAGCGACTTCGGCCGCCTTAACCGCGCTTACCAGCCGTGTGACGGCTGCCGAGGACTCGATCACCTCGCAATCGCAGGCGATTACGTCGATACAGGCGGCATTGCCGGGAAAAGCCGAAGCCAGCGCGCTCAATTCCCTGTCGCAGACGGTATCGCAGCAGGGGAATACCCTCTCGTCACAGGGGCAGGCCATTACCAGCCTGCAGAACTCGATCACCGGCAAGGCCGATGCATCGGCCCTGCAGAGCCTGCAGACGACGGTCAATCAGCAGGGCGTCGATATTCAGTCGGCGGCCAGTGCCTTGACGCAGGTCACGGCGACCGCCAACGGCGCGACCGCCGATGCAAAGTTCAAGATGGAAGTGGTTGCAGGGCCGGCCGGCTATACGCAGATCGGTGCGCAGGCCCGCTATGATAGCGGTTCCGGTTATAAGGCAGTCGGCTGGTATGCGCGGGTTCCCGCCGATCCGAACGCGCCGGCAGGCTTCTATGTGCAAGCCAGCCAGTTCGGCTTGATCGATAATGGAGCCGTGCCTTTCGCGGTCTCGGGCGGCGTCACCTACCTGGTCAACGCCAATATTCAATACGCAGATATCGGCACGCTGCAGGTCGGGCGCAGCAACATCCGGAGCGGGTCGATTTCGCGCGTCGACTACAATGCTCTCGGTGTCGCAGGCATTGGCACTACCAACACGCCGATTACCGGCTTGACCGCTCCCCACGGTGAAAACGTCGGCGCCTGCATCGTGCACAGCGCCTTCAGCCTTGCCGGTGACGGCGTCTACGTCAACAACGTCCAGCAGCCGGTTCAGGTCGTTATCTCGATCTGGGACAACATCAATAACGCCTACACGGCGGTCATTGAGCACAACTTTATGGGGCGCAGCCATTTCGCCCACGAGTTCAACTTCACCCCGCCGAGCTGGATCACATCGACGACCTTTCGTTTCGATGTCCGCGTCGTGTCGGGGAGCAACGTCACCGCGAACAATCGCACCATTCGTATTCTTTCCCTCTACGGAAGATAGGAGAAATCATGCCGAGCACGGTCCCGATCAATGATCTTGTTGCCCTGCAGGAACAGGCGGCGCTCGCCGAATACTACCGCAATCGAAGCCTCATTCAGGCGCAGGCAATATTCGATCTTCAGGAGCAGAATGCAGCCCTCACAAACGAGCTGCAAAGCCTCAAGGCGAGCCCTGCTGATCCTAACGCGCAGGAGATCGCATAATGGCGCTTCCCACCACCTTTAACGCCGGCACGGCCACGATTGCAGCCAATGACGTAGCGGTGACCGGGCAGAACACGACCTGGTCGACTTCGGGCATTCAGGCCGGGGATCTGTTCATGGCGGCCGGCCTGACCGTGCCGATCGCAGCCGTGAACAGCAACACCTCGCTCACGCTTGCCGATCCTTGGCCGGGTGTGGCTCGCAATACGGCAAGCTATCGCATTCAGTTCACCCCTGATGCGACCCGCGTTCTTGCCTCGACGCGCGCCGTGCTCGATGCGCTGACGAATGGCGTTCTCTATGCTATTGCCGGGTTACAGACGGCTGCTAACAAGATTGCCTATTTCACCGGCCAGGGTACGGCGGCTCTGGCGGATTTCACTGGCTTCGGGCGGTCACTGGTTGGCGCTGCGGATCAGGCTGCGGGCCGTACTGCCTTGGGGCTTGGAAGCGCGGCGGTGATGAATACCGGCACAAGCGGCGCGGCAGTCGCAAGGCTCGACGGAGCCAATATCTGGGGACAGCAGCAGGCAATATCGACCGGTGGCTATGCTCAGCTTGTTCTAAATGCAGCAGCGGGGGCGAATGGTTCGGCGCTCATGGGTCAAAAAAATGGGTCACCGCGATGGCTCTTGTACCTTTGTAATCCTGTCGCTGAGGACAACACCAACTCCGGCGCGAATTTCGAGCTGCATCGCTACGATGACGCAGGCAACTGGCTCGGGTCGCCATTTGCAATCTACCGTGCCACCGGCATCACGGCGATCACGACTCTCGCGTTAACCACCGCACTCTCTACGACATACGGCGGAACGGGCGGCAACACCCCGGCATCAGCCCGAACTGGTTTGGGACTTGGCACGGCTGCAGTGAAGAGCGTCGGCACGAGCGGGGCGAACGTTCCGCTGCTGAGCACGCTCAACACATGGGGCACAACGCAGATTATATCTCCGGGGTCGTGGGGAGGGCTTTGGGTTGACGTGCCAGGGGGAGTCGGCGGCCAGGTTATTGGTCAGCGCGGCGGTCTAAACCGTTGGGAAATTCGACTTCCAAACGAGTCACCTGAAACTGGCTCCAACGCTGGCGGTGATTTCCAGATTAACCGGTTTAGTGATGCAGGAGCGTTCATGGACAGCCCGCTCAGCATTACTCGTGCGTCCGGCATAGTTTCCTTTGGTAGCGGTCCGCGTCTTCCGTCCTTCACGGTCTCAACGCTGCCATCAGCCGCCGCGAACACGCAATGCATTGTCTACGTTTCGAACGGCACTTCCAGCAAGCGATTTGCGATTTCGGACGGCACCAGTTGGCGTTTTCCGGACGGTGCAATTGTCTCCTAGCCATCAATGAAAGGATATTTATCATGGCTGACATTCAGGATGTCATCATTCCCTATGAGCTACTGGTCCGCTTTGGCCCTGACGCCGCACCGACAGGCGCTCATGTTCAGTATTTGCGTCGTGTCACACTCGATGGCGAGATCATCAAGGATGATGTCCAGCCACCGCAACCGGTTGACCTTGCGGGCTTCCCGACCGGTGCCATCATGACGGACACGACGCGTGATGCCCTTGCCAAGGTCACGTCGCAGGCGGCACAGATCGCCACGCTGAGCGGCCAGCTCGATATCGTGACGGCCGAGTTGACGAAAGCAAACGCCGATCTCGCGGCCGTCACCGCCGATGTGACGCAACTTCGCACGGAGCTGACGGATGCGCAGCAAGCTGCCATCGTAAATGACAGCGCCCTCAAGGGTCAGCTTTACGCTGCGAGGGATCAGCTCGGCGCAGCTAACGCCACGATCCAGCAGCTGGAAAACACCATCAAGCAAATGCAGGCTGCTCCTGCACCAAGCGCCGGCTGACCGGCAACTCTTCTCCCGACAATCAGGAACATCACCATGAATCACGCGAAATTCTTCGCGGCGGTGCGCATCTCGCTGTTTGACTCGCACCTGTCGACGAACCAGGTCAACGGTATGGAGGCTATTCTCATCGAGTGGCAGGCAAAGCCGTTCGATCAACGTTGGCTGGCCTATATGCTGGCGACGGCCTACCACGAGACGGACAAGACGATGTGCGCCATCTCGGAAAACCTCAACTATTCGGCAGCCGGTCTGCTGTCGACCTTCGGCAAGTACTTCACGGCAGCTCAAGCTGCCGCCTATGCCCGCCAGCCGCAGCGGATCGCAAACCGGGCCTATGCGAACCGCATGGGCAATGGAAGCGAAGCCAGCGGCGACGGCTGGCGGTATCGTGGTCGCGGCCTGGTGCAGATCACCGGCCATGACAACTATCTGAAATACGGCATTGCCGATCATCCGGATCTGGCGCTCGATCCCACCAAGGCTGTCGAGATCCTGTTTGACGGCATGATCAACGGCCGCTTCACCGGCAGGAAGCTGGCCGATTATTTCAGCGGCACGGCGACCGATTGGGTCGGTGCCCGCAAGATCATCAACGGTACTGATCGAGCCGCCGATATCGCCGGCTACGCAAAGAAGTTCCTCGCGGCGCTTGAAGCGGCGCGTTGATGCATGCCGCCGCAAGGCGGTTCTTTCCTCTCTCCCTGACATCGAAGGATATCCCTCATGCGCATCCTCCATCTCACGATGGCGGCCGGCCTCGCCCTGTCCGTCGCCTCCCTGACCGCGTGCCAGAGTTCGCAGGACGTTTCGGCGATCTGCAAGAATATCGAAAAGGATCATAAGGCCTTTGTCGCGATCGCCGAAACCGGCCTTATCAAGGGCGCGGCCGTCAGTATCGAGGCGGCCGCCTATAAGAGCACGCAGCCGATCTGCGACAATCCGACTGAAGTCACCCTCGTCGATGCGATCACGCTCGCCGCCAATGCCTACGCCGAGATCAAGGAGGCGTTGCGGCAGGCGAAAGCCGCCAAAGCGGCCGGCTAATCCTCTCTTTCCTCTCCCTCACCAATCAGGAGCAATCCCATGTTCAATACCAACCTGGTGCACAATATCCTCAACCTGATCGGCCTTGTCCTCGGCGCGCTGCTGACGGTCGATTGGTCTGGTCTCGGCATGTCCGACACGACCGCCGCCAAGGTCGCCGCCAGCGTCCTGCTTTTGTCGAACGTGATCAAGGTGACGATCAACCTGACGCGCGACGGCGCCCGAGGCATCCTGCAGCCGCAGCCGCCTGTCGCGGCCAATGATTCCAAGCCTGCCGCCGAACTGAAGGCAGCGGCATAGCGCGGCATTCCTCGGCATGTCCCGGCCGGCGCCGGGGCGTGCTCTTCCCACCACATCAAGCATTCGAGGGGCGGATGTCTATCAACGATTTTTTGGAAGCACTTGGCATCAAGGCGGGCGTTGCAGTTGCGGGACTTATGGGTGGCGTTCTGCGCGGTCTGTCGCGTCGGCGCTACACTGCGCGCGAGATCTTCGCCTCGCCAGTCTGCGGCGCCATCGCCGCCGCCTATCTGACGGAGCCGGCGCTCTATTACCTGAAGGCGATCAACTGGCCTCTTCCAGAGCGCGATATCGCGGCCATGAACGCGACCGCTTTCGTTGTGGGCGTCTGCGCCATGTGGCTCGCTGACGTGATATTTGACGAGCTGATGCGGCGGTTTCGGGGTGGCGCTGCAGGACAGTAGCAATCAACCCCTCATAGCATCGATATCGAAATGGAGTCGGCAGCGATCGGAATAGACGTTGTCGACTTTTTTGCATCCTTCAGCCCTCGCGATCTTCGGTAGTATGGATGGCATGGGCTGATCCTCGATCCGCTTCAGCATCGCATCAGCATCGTAGCGCCGCGTCATTCCGCAGTTCGGGCAAATCACGCAGATCTTGCGGCCGGCATAGTCCGAAAGATAAGCGGCCGTGTATTGGCGCTTTCTCATCGCGATCGTCAGGCTGCTTTCGATGCGTGCTGATCCTCGACGATCTCGCCCGCCTCGAGGCTATTGATGAATTTCATTTCTGCCGCCGTCATCTTGTGGGGAATGATCATTTTGACCAGTTCGCACCACTCCAGTTCGACATCGATCATAGGATCTCCGGTGACGGAAATCAGATCCCATCGGTTATGACGCGCGCCCCTCTTCACAAACCGCAGCATCACTCTCCCTTCACGCGTTCGCGCGATGCAGAGCTGATCCTGGTGCTGGTTACCGGGCCGCGTCTTGTTGTTGTCGATCACGGCCATCCACCCGTCACGGATCGCACCCATGGAGTATCCGCGAATTATGAGCACAATGCTCTGAGTGCTTAGCTGCGGGATCTTGGTGTAAATTGGCTGGCGGCTCATACTCAAAAACTCCTACAGAGACGACATTTGTTCTATTTATGTTCTCTATAGGCGCAATGGTCAAGAGGGCGGGAAATGCCGTCATTTGGTGAGACACGTCGGGCAAAAAGTATAATGACTTTGTAGAGCTTCAATTTGTCCCACGCGACTGCGAGCCGTTGATTTTGGCCGCTTCGCGAACTCCGATCTCAGGCGGCGTTCAGGTCGGCGATTTCGCCGTGTTTTCGCCAGCAGGCCCGGCGATGACATATCGCCTGTCTCTTCGTCGACCATGACCGCATAAGCGGCAACGCCAACGTATCGGGAAGCCATGGAAGCCGCTTGGGCCGATTCCGTTTGCCTCAGGTTCGAATCTGAGGGGCTGCGATAAAATACCACCACAATCCCTCAAAGAAGGAAAGAAACAAATCAGACCAGCTTCGCTGAACGAGATGTTGTCTAAGCGTTGTGATATGCGCTCCGTCAGCCTTGATTTGCTTTATGATCTTCTCGCCATAGCCTGGAACGGGCATGCCATCGAGTTTTCCTGCGAGGGCCAACTTCGACTTTATCCATTTGCGCTCCTCATCGGTCATCTTTTCGCCTACGCCATCCCATCCGAGCTTCAGATCGAAAAACATATACAGAGTTTCGCGAGTTCCCTCTTCTTGTTTTTCTAGGTTCAGAAATACCTCGTTTGCTCCGCAAGCGTGGCCGCAGGGTAAGTTTAACAAGGTATTGAGCGGAATGAAGTTTTCCACCTCACGGCAGGGACTAGAATAAACGAAACTCAATTTCCAATTATTGTCTTTTACTACTTTTTCCAAGCGATCTATTTTCTTGGTCTCAGTAGATGTTGGAGAATTCTTGTCGGAGTCTACCAGGGTTACGATAAGTTTCTTCTGGTGAACCAAAGATTCTAAGACATTTGGCACCTCGTCGCCCCCTCCGTGCGCTAGGTCAAAACATATGCCTCCGCGCCACGTATTGAGCGCATGAACCTTCAAAACAGTCTCAAGAAACCATCCATCAGTAGCCGAATTCTCGACCAACAAAACTGATGGCTCAAGAATTCTTGATGTATTCAATTGAAAAAGCGAAAGATGAATTCTATCTTCTCCAATATTAATGTAGCTATCAAAACTATTTTCAATGATGATATACTTCTTTGATTGCCGATGAATAGCTCCGTTTTGAGTAAATTCTCCTGACAACCTCGTCAGTGTTGCCCTATCTATTGATGATAAGTCAAGTTTTATCAACTCCGAAATAAGTGGTCTCTCTATGACAAGCAAATGGTGACCTAGACGATGTGCTCGCAACAACTCCGAAGTCACCAACGGCAAACGAGCGTCATTTGCAATCGCGCTATACTTAGCATCGAATTCCCAGCGGATAATCATGTCAAAAACGGCGCCTGAAAAAAACCATAAGGCCAATCAATCAGCGCCCCATCACTGTTATATTCGACTGTCCGCACCTTAGTTGTAGTTCCATCATCATCGGGCTCGAAAAGTATGACCTGAACTTCCGAAGGATCGACACGTTTGGCTGCAATGAATTCACCGAGGCGATTAACCAAAGTCTCGCTGTGCGTTTCGACAACATAATGCATTCGACCAGCTGAATTATTTCGTTCAATTGATGCAGTAGCGTCGCCAACGAGGGCGTCTGCCAAAAGAGCCTGGTGTGCTGGATGCAAATGCAGCTCGGGTTGTTCGATCACGAGCAACGACAGTGGGGATCTCGACTCCCGGCTGATCACCCTATTGCGTGCCCACCAGATTTGCCCGAGTACGGGCAGAATTTGAGAAACTCCATAGCCGACATCGACAATATTCGTTTCGTCGCCGCCGTTCGTTAGGTTGATGCTTATATGTCCGGTAGATCTCGAAAGAGAGACGCCGTAGCCAAATAACTTTCGGACCCAATCCGAGAATTCTTGAACTTGCGAGACGCGGAGCGAGTTCAAAAACATTGGAAAATTTTTGCCGTCCGGGTCGATTTCGGACACGGCTAGGTCTTGGTAGCGGTAGTAACGCTCACTTCGCGCTCTTGCTGGCCCTATATAGAGAGTCGCGCTAAAGATGCTACGAAGGTGGCTGGAAATAGAACGAAACAGATTAGGTAAAGCAGCTGCGTTTACCAGAAGTGCAATTTGTTCATATGTGGTACTGCCCGGAGGAGAAGATGCTAGCGAATCAAAAAGGCGACCGACCGTTTTTCCCTGCGCCGCTCCAATTTGTCTGAATTTGGCTCGATCGGCTAAGCCACTGACGATCAGCCTTGAGGAGATATCAGCAATTGATTTATCGCGAGTTCTTTGATCAATTACCTTACGCAATAAGCGTGAAAGCGCCGGAAAGACGGCGTTAGCAGAATTGCCGCCCCATATATCTTTGTTAAGATCTTCTTTTGCGCGAGCGAAACGCAATTCCGGAAACAACGTACCCGCCGAAATGTTTATTCGCAACGGAGTGACTGCGGAGATCAAATCATTTCCGTTGACATCGATGCGCTTAACATTGTTGTTGTCGTCAACTTCAAGTTCGATTTGCAGAGGCGGCGATTTAATACCGATTGAAATCGATGATATTCGCGTGCGTTCGCCTCTCCGCTCGATACCCACCTTATAGTTGATGCCGGTGATAGTTGTCTGGAAGCCTTGGCGCCGGAAATAACCGAACGCTTCAACAAAGAGGGTTCGGTCTTCTAGCTGGAGCTCGTCAATCTCATAAGAAAAATATATCGCCTTGCTTTTCGAGTCGCGAGAAAGAACGGTCTCAAAAGAACCAAAGTCGACGAGATCGCCATACCAAAGCATCGGCGAACTCGTTCGCGTCATTAGAGACTGCCGAATAAGTGGGAAAGTCCGCAGAAACGTACTTTTCCCACCGCTATTTTTTCCGACAAGCAGTGTTATCCGCTTTAATTCGATCGGTTGAAAATCATGCAATCTTCGGATGTTTGCCACACCGTACTTTAGCAT